GCCTTGTGCAAGTAACTGATGATGAGTTTTTTCTGCGGATCAAACAGTCCTGAGTTAATGTACGCGATAGACTCAGGACTAATCTTGACTGCTTGACCTGTTCCCATGCCTGGTTTAGTTTCAGGGGTAAATAGGAAGTATTCGACCACATCTCCAATCAGGTCGATGTTGGTGCCTGGTTGTTTTTCTTTCTTGACCTCTTGAACTTTGCGGATGTTGATGGGATCAACGAATCGCAACTCTTGAATACCTTTGGCTTGCTGTGCAGGATCAACAATCATATGGAAGTAGATGCGGCCATCCACATACCACTTACGGAAGATTTCATATCCGCGATTGTTGAAGTCAAGCATTCTGAGGATCTTGTCGAACTCCTCACGAATAGCATCTTTTACTTTGTCTGGCATTTCTACATCATCAAGAATCAGTCGAACCGTTGGAGTACCTTCTTCGGTTACGATTGCTTCGTTAATGATGTCATCCACGGCGCTTTCAATTTCGCCGTGGTTAATCATGGTTCGATACTGAGCAATTTGTGCGTTTTCATCTCTGATCTGACCGTCAAGGTCCAGAGTAGACGCATAAAAACCTGACGGTGCAATCTCTACCGATGCGGTTCCGTCATCGGCATTAGGGGCGACAACAGATTTTAGTCTGTTGCCGCCCCCGCTCGATGGTTCACCGTCATCTTTGCGCCGTCTTCCTAGCGGAAAACCAAACAGGTCGCTCAAAGCCATAGTAAAATCTCCTCACTCTTATGTAGACTTCTATTAAGAAGTCGTGATCTGACCTGCCTCGCCGTCGCGGCCACTTGGGTTCTGTGGTGAAACAACCGTCCACCAAGAGTATGCCCATTGAATCTCGAATTCTTCGATAGCATCGTTGCTGTCTGCTGCCAGATCAATAGCAGCAACGCTTGACGGCCATGCGTGCTTGAACTTGTAAGTACGCAATCCTTTGCCATCGACATGGTGTAGTTGTGTTACCGTGATATCGGTGCTGTATCTGCTGATATCAGTTTCACCGATATTTCCTTCGTGCGAATGGATGGCATTCTGCCATGATTCCAATGCGCGACGGATCTTGAAGTCGGTATCGTTAATGACGGTGGTGTTCCATGTTTCTTCAAACTGACGAACACCCGCCACATAGACGCTACGACCACGATACGGAACTGCAATACGAGTTACTTCTGAAGCAGGCAATGATGCCGACTTGCACAGGTAAGTCATCTTGGTTAGTTCCTGAGTACCACCAATCTTTGGCGCATTACCGCAGAACACCTCAAAGATGTTTGGGCGAGCGCCTCCGCCTCTTAGGTTTGCTGCGAAATCTGTTACTCTAATCGCCATGTTAGTCTCCTTTAGTTACCTTGAATGGTTCAGAAACCACCCGCTACTTCTGAGAAGTCTACACCTGTGCGTGTAGCAACGAAGTTCAGAGTGATGAAGTTGATCGAACGAGCAGGCTTAATGTAGATGTCTGCCACGAAGCGGTTGCTGTCGATTACTTCGGGTGTATTGTTGGTTGCATCGCATACAACCTTGAAGTCAATTAGACCTCTGCGACCCTGAACATCGCGCAGGAACGGTTCGACAAGCGACACGAACGAAGCGCGTGTGAACTCGTCGTTGAACTCGAACAGTTGGAACTTCGATGCAGTAGCAATCGCCTTTTCTAGCACAATGAACAGGCGACGCACATTGATGCGGTCGAATGCACTTGGCTTGGCAAGAGCGGTCTTGTCTCCGAAGAGAACTGTGCCCTGGCCAGGGAAGGATACCACAGGGTTGATACCAGACTGATACAGTTCGTCACGCTGAGTCTTGTTGGGATTGTATGCCAACTTGACTACGCGCTTGATCTGACCACGGTTGTATCCTGCTGGCGAATACCACGGATCGCGGTCAGAGTCTGTCTGAGCGCATAGACCTGCGGTGTCACCGTTCAGCGGCACCCAACGGTACTTGTCGTTGTACGGATCGTACTGATACTTCCAACCGCTGTCTAGTACTGCATACGAACTAGACACATTGAACTTGGTATCTGCATATGATGCACCTGCGGGAGCATTACGCCATTCGATTAGACGATCTGTAACAAGTCCTGCGTTGGATTGGTCAAAGATATTCGTGTAAGGTGCGCTTACGAATGCAACGCAGTCCTTGCGCTTTTCTGCAATCTGTTGAACAATATTCTTGGCAAGTGTAGTGTGTGTACCTGATGTGTCTGCTCCTGCTCCAATCGGGGCACCTAGCAACAGCAGAGAGATATCAACCTGCTCGGCATCAAGGAATAATCCGTATCCACGAGTACCGTCTGTCGAGAAGTAATCTCCACCTGATGGTGCTGATCCATCAGAACCACCAGTTAGTTGATAGCCGTCGGTGGGAGTTTCCCCTGCGATAGTTGCAGGAGTTTTGGTTGCAAGTGTAATAACATCGTCAATGGTTTCTCCGCTGATGGTGATTTCCTTACCCATCCAAATGTACTGAGAACCGTTATTGATTACGGTGCGGATGTAGTTGCTTGCTCCGTCTGGCTTTTTTGCGCCAGGGAACAGAGACACACCTTCAAACTTCTCAAGCACAGTATTAGCAACACCAGAGATGGCACCCGTGCGATCAATGACGCACAGATTGATTTCATCACCGTACACGCCGTTATCGTGTGCCCATGAAGAACCACCTGTCAGTTGGTCTGCTCCCAATCCTTCTACTGAGTTTGGTGCGCGATCAAAGATGTCTGAGAAACGCAGTTCGGTATCTGTGTAGATATCGGTTCCTGTTGTTTCCGAGTGATCTGCTGCCAGACTGTAGGCGTAAACCGCAATGGCGTTTCCTAGAGCGCCAGGATATTTGGCAATAAACCCAACAGCCTGTGCGCTATTTTCCCACGCCTGCTCGTTTGCGATGTATCCTGTTACACCACCTGATCCTCCCGCACCTGCGTTCAACGCGGTGGCTTCGTCCACTACACGCACAACTTTCAGATTGTTGCCGTAGGACAGGAAGTTTGCAGCAGCAAACCATCCCGCAGCATTGTCGTCATTTGGCTTACCAAACACCGACTTGAGTTCGTTTTCGCTTGAGATGGTCAGAATCTCATCAACTGGACCCCAAACGAATCGACCTGCATACGCACCCGCTGAAGCGGACACGGCAGGGATGATGTTTGTGAAGTCAAATTCCTTGATTTCTACGCCTGGACTAAGTTGGAATCCCATGTGTATCTCCTTTGGTCAAACGGAAGTTCCGAATGGTTCTGTGCTTGTATTTATGCCTACTCTTACTTTCAGAACAGGCATTCACCACATGGTATCATCATCGTCAGCCACTAGGCCGTCATCAATCATTCCGAACGGGGTCAGGTCTTCTTCAATCCTCTTGATCTGCTCTTCGTAGATCAGTCTACG